AGTATCAGATGCGGCAACATTGAGTAGCACGTTAGCAGTATCAGATGCGGCAACATTGAGTAGCACGTTAGCAGTCACAAATGCGGCAACACTGAGTAGCACGTTAGCAGTATCAGATGCGACAACGCTAAGTAGCACGTTAGCAGTATCAGATGCGGCAACGCTAAGTAGCACGTTAGCAGTATCAGATGCGGCAACACTGAGTAGCACGTTAGATGTAACGGGTGCAACAAACATTACAGGAGACTTAACAACGACCGGTTCAACGACATTGAATGGAACATTAGATGTAAGTGATAATTTAACTGTGCGTTCGGACATACTTCCCTATGATGACAGAACACAAGACCTTGGTTCAAGTTCAAAACGTTTTAATAACATTTATGGTAGTACGCTACATATTGACACAAATACAATTGTTTTCGAAACGTCCATATTGGGAGAAACACAAACGAGTTCATTATCGATAGAAAGTGGTGCTATGTCTATTTCGACCGACGGGGCTGGTATATCAGATTTAGCAAGTGATTTTGTTTTATTAACAACTAATAGTGTAGGAATCAATAAGTCAAGTGTAAATGCAACCGCAAATTTAGATGTAAGTGGTACAGCTGCGGTGAGTGGAAACATGACAATTACAGGAAGTGTCGGGTTGAATGACACATTGACTGTATCAAAAGCGGCAATATTAAATAGTACATTAGAGGTATTAAAAGATATATCATTTGGTGCAACACTAACAACCACTGGGGCAGCCACGCTGAATAGCACATTGGATGTAACCGGCGCCACCAACATAACAGGGGGATTGACGACAACCGGATCAGTTGTCCTAAGCAGCACATTAGGCGTGACAGGTGCTACAGACATTACGGGTACATTGACAACAACCGGGGATGTGTCTTTCAACAGTCGATTACAAGTAGGTGGGGATGTTTCATTAAATGGAGACCTCACGATTGAAGGAAACTTAAATGTGTTACAGCAGCAAAGTACATCAGTGATTAATACGACGGTAAATAATTACGAAGTGATAATAAGCAACGATCTATCCATCAATGGATATCTATACACAGCGGATGATGTATCCTTTAATAACAATGCGTATATTTCAGGAAACACAACAATAAATAATCGTTTGGATGTAACCGGCGATGTCTCATTAAACAATGATGTATCTATTCAGGGAAACACGACCATATCAAGTAGCACTACACTGAATGGAGATGTAACTATGCCAGTAGCGTATTCTATATTCCAATTTGACGAATAAGAAGATTTTAAGGCATTAGGACATTAGGGCATTAATGTTTTTAGAACGAAAAATATCTGGATGTAATATAAATGTCTCTTGCAACATTGAAGCGAAAAACAAAAACAAAATACAATAATATGAGCGTAGGACAACCCCAATTTTCATTAAATGGAACACACCGAAACCAAGGGTTTGTAGGACAAACGAGTTTGTCGCGCACCATATTAAAGTCACCTTATAATGGAACCGCTCCGCGTGGTCATGGTGGATTACAAGGAACATATGAAATTAGCAATATCAAAAATTCCACCATTAATAATTTAAATGATAATGAAGTGGTAAAAGGAAGTTCATTAGGAACAAATGGAATGCTGATGTCAAAATACAGATGGATTCGTCGCCCTCAACCGTATAGCACAGTAAAACCCGACAGTAACAACAATACAACTACACAAGGACAATACATTGAAAAACAAGCACAAGCAACCCAACAAAGTGTTCGTGATGAAACTTGTGAGCAAGGAACTAATGAAAGTACGTGTGGCAATGCTACTGCTGGATGTGTAATTACCAAAGACCCAAGTACTTATACTTCTACATCTGCAAGTGAATACTTGTCGAAATTAAAAGACAAATGTGTAGACAATGACGAGACCTCAAGTGCGAGTATTTCACAAATGCCACTTGGTTGTGGTGTATAAGCACCTACAAAGAATAAAAAATTGATATAAATGTAATAGTCAATATATGGTTATAAAGTCATATATTGAATAATGGAGGCAGAACTGGAAGCATTAACGCAAGAATATATTGCCACGTTTGATGAAAAGCATAAGATAGCTTACGAAATAGCAATATCCCATTTGGGAATGTCGTATCAAGTGGAAAAGAGCAATGGATTTTTAGAGTGGAAGAAAAAACAAGACCAAGAAAAAGAAACCAAATAATACATTATGGTTGGGTTTGCTGGCTCTGTTGTGCCTTGAATTGTTTATAATCAAATCGATTGTTTTGTAAATCGTGTTCCCCGTCTAATAAAGAGGTAAATTCACTTTTAAAAGATGATGTTAGTGCCTGCTTTTTAGGTGTTTGAAGGAAAGGAAAATGACTTATTTTTCCCAAGTATATAAATTTATTACGAATACGTGCAGCGTCTTGTTTTCGTAACTCTTCTTTTTCCGCTTCTTTTTTGTCCCATTTTTCTTTTTCTTTTTTGGAAAGTTTTTTTGGGGCGGGTTTAGGTTTAGATTCGGCGTTATTTTTTTTAGACCGCAGAAAAGGGGCATCTTTTAGGGCATTTTTCAATTCTTTTTTATCGTTTGCTGCTGCTTTTTTAGATTCATCTGTTTGCCCTTCATGTTTATCCGGTTGCTCTTCTTTTTTCTTGTTTTCATTCAAATGAATATCCCATAACGGAGAGTTAGTTTCTAATACTTCATTATCCATAAAGAAATCGGTACATTGAAACATGCGGGCATACTTTAACGCCATTGTATTGAGAATAGAGTAAGGGATGGTTTTATTATCACAGTAATAAGAGAACCCAAATTTGTAAGGGTCATATGTCATAAGAATATTTCCACGTGCTGTATTTTGAAGCAAAATCTTTTTTTTCCAAAATGGCTCCAATGTATTATCTTTGTCTCTGAAAAATTCCTGCAATTGTTTTTTGTTATAAAAAAGAGGGTCAATCGATTTATTTTTATCGGGGCAATCTTTACAAAAAGAAATAAAATTCGTTTTTTGCTTTTCATATTCTTCCTTGACCTTATCAACTGGGGGTAAGGGAGGGTATAAATAAGTGCGTAATGATTTCCATATATACGGGAGAACCATTCCACCAAGCCCAGAAGTAATAAAAAAAAGGATGGGGGTGTATTTATAAAGTTTTATGTTTCGGAAGGCATTTATATTGGATGAAAAGGAAGAAAATAATTTCGAATACAGCAATTGTTTTAAGTACATAAATATGTAATACTGCATATAAGTGTTTATGTGGATTTGGACGCAGTTTTAATTTCTCGAACTTGTTCTAAGCGATACGCAGTTAACCCGCATAATTCTTTATCTAAGAACGGAACCTGTACTTTTTCATATCTCTTATATACATTATCGGGATGAAGGGCGACCAAATAGAGTCCCAATACTTTTTGTCCATATTTTTGTTCTAAAATGTGCCTATATACATTCAACTGTAAGCTATAGTGATAAAAGTTTGTATCAGGAAGATGGGAAATACACGGGGTAAGGGCTGTTTTTTTTCCATAAATGTCTTCATACTTAAATTCAAGAACACGTTTCCAATCATAAATATAAATTCCATCTTGTTCCGGGTCTTTGAATACCATATCAACTGAGCCACACAACATAAGTTCTTCGTGGAAGATGATCCATTCAGTGCGATAAGGAATAAGATGGGAATGTTCTTTTTGAAATTGCACGAAATATTGGTATTCAATCGAGTTGTCATCGACCGATTCATTGTTATAAAAGAGTTCAATGTTGTAATGTAACCCGGTACCTTTGGTGGAAGCGCTTGTGCCCTTGTCAGCCCACATTTTTTTCATTTCTTCACGTGTTTTTTTATAATATTTATAAGAAGGGTCATTATCCCATTGTGGTTTTTTCAAAATACCATCAATGACTTTATCGGGATCAAAATGGTTAAAATGACTATGGTTCCAAGTCGTCACCGAAGTATAGCTTCCGCGGACTCCATCAATCGTATAAATGTGGGGTCCTTCTTCAAAACTAATGCGTTCATCACGAGGGTGTGGGTATTTAGTGGCTAAATAGGTAGGTGGCTCCATAATGAGTATGTTATTTGAATACAATAAAAATATATGGCATTCAATTTTTATGTGGGTTTATTGGAATACATCGATTACTCTTCAATATTATTAGTGGGTTGCTGAGATTGGACGTGCCCCTTTTTGTCAATAATGTTACGCAGTTGTTTATTTCTGACAGAATCGCTACAATCATTTTCGCCAGTGACTCGTCCAACATAATGATAGAATTTGTCCAAATCGTTTAATATGTGGATATTGTTGTGTTTCCATACATTGTCAAAATAATCAATAATCTCGGTTTCCAATGATTTAAACAACTGATTAAGGAAGGCGACGGGTATTTTTTTCCATTCATATAGTTTTTCATCTTTTGAAAACACGTAGCCATAATATTTGGATAACTTAACAATATGACTTTGTATAGGTAACACATTTTCATAGTTAGACATAGCGTCTGACAATATGTGTTTCATCCCTTCACATAATCCCTTTTCAAACACGGTCTCGATATGGTTAGGTATATAAGAAAACACGCGTGACTCGAAGAATGATGTAATGGTTTCACTTGGATGGGTATTGTTTTGTAATATCTGTAATGGATTCATGTTTGATTTTGTGTAAGGGGTGTTTTTTTGGATTGTGGGTTTAGTTTCAGTAGGTTTTCGTTGTGATTCCTGTAACGCGTTTAACTGCGAAGCCATATAGTGCATTACACGAACCATTGTAGGCAAGGCGGGAGGGTTTTGTTCTAATGAATGTGGGTTATACAATAAACATTCGTATCCACATTTAGATTCGTGGTCTATATGTGAAAGTGCAATGTCAAAATGACGATTACAGAAATGGCAAGAGTGGTTCATAAAAGACAATACATTCTGTCTATATTTCATATAGAAATTCAATTTTGATGAATTTAGTATTTAGCACAAATGAAAACAAAATAATCAGTAATACAGACACTAAGAAAACAACTCAAAGAGTTGAAAGAACACAACCATCATCGATTCCCTCGATTGCATTTAATAATAGATATTTACAAATGAATATGGTGGATCGCTTACAAAATAGCAAGAAATGTAAAAGTTGTGGTGGAAAATAAATTCTCTTGATTTGTATATAATGATTGGAGGAATCGGAAAGTTTTTCAATAAAGTAAGCAAAGTACTTATGAGCAGACGTGTGATGAACATCGTTGTTGCTGTACTTTCTTTATTCGTAATCGTGTTTGTTTTACGTATGGTGGGTCTATATGAAGGTATGGAAAACAAGAAGGAGGGTATGAACGGCAAGAAGGAGGGTATGAACAACAAGAAGGCCAAGAAACACGAGAAGAAAGAGGCTATGGAAAACCAACAAATTGAGGAAGAGAAAGAGGAAGAGAAAGAGGAAGAAGTAGAAGGTATGGAGAATTTCGTTCCCGGTCCTTCCATGTTTGATGGTAAATTAGGAAAGAAAGAAATGACCAAAACGAAGGTTTAAACCCCTTGAAGATTTGAAATGGGACCCCCCTCTTTTTAACTACCTAACAAACTGTATAAAAAGTATATAATATATATAATTTATATATTAGATATGAGTTTTTCAAATAGAGATATGTTTATGGAACCACGAACAACGCAATATGGAAGTCACATGGTAATGACCAATGTTCGTAAAACAAACAAGTCAAAGTACATTAGTTTGGATACCAAATACCGTGATGATTTCTCTTATTCGCAATCCATCAATTACAATATTACCTTACCGGAAAAGATAAATGACGTGAAAACGATGAAGGTACACAGTGTAGAGATCCCTGGTTCTTTATTAAATGTGTCGAGTGCTTTAGGAAATAATTCATTCCAATTAACTTCAAATGGAAATGTAGCTACGATTACTGTGCCTGACGGTCAATATAGTGAGGCAACGTTACAAAGTATTATCCAAACACAAATCAATGCGTCAGGGTCAGACACGAGTGATTTGGTGATCGACATTTCAAACCAAGATATGGGATATGTAACTAAATTGAATTCCAGTAGTGCAGACATCAGTGTTGATTTCAGTGTGCGTGATGGTTGTCAAGAACAATTAGATAGTCAGAACTTTACTACTTCTTTGGGGTGGACGTTGGGATTCAGGGAGCCTACATTGGATATTACCACACTTACCACGACAAGTACATCTTTATTGAATCTGAATAATCCTTCGTATTTGTATTTGGCGATTGATGAGTTCCAATCTGGAAATCAAAACAATTTTTTGACACCTTTGGCGAGTTCAATAATTAACAAGAATATTATTGCCCGTATTTCTGTTGATAATACCAACTATGGATTTGGAAATATGATGATAGCGAACGAAGGAAATGGGTTATTGGTGAGTAGTGAGCGTGAATACAGTAGCAAAATCGATTTACAAAAGGTAAATGTGAAGTTGATTTATGATAATGGTAAAATCGCAAACTTACAAGGGTTAGACTGTTCTTTGGTATTGGAAATATCGCACGAGTAAATGTAGCCAAATACATAATAGAAGCAATATAAAGGGTATTTGATAATGTATAATAGCGTTATACATTATGGACAAATTTATTATTAGAAAGTTACCGGCATCTACCGAGCAATCTACATCGGAACCAATTAAAAAAGAATCATTGAAACAAAAAGAATCCAACACAAAAAGAGTCAATATGTCATTGTTTAACAAATTTGAATCACCTGCGTCGCACCCACAATCTTCGGAATCATCTTCTTCTATAAAAAGCAATCCAAAAACAGAAACAACTTCGTCCTCATCAAAAACAGTTAAATCCAGTATTCCAGCAGAAGTGAATGCGCCTCTCCAAATACCAGAACGCTATCAAGAAACATTGAGTAGCGAACAAATAAAGGCATTGGAATGGGTTTGCCAACGCAAAAGTGTTTTCATTTCGGGTCCAGGTGGAACCGGAAAATCGCATTGGATTAAAGCGTGTAAGTCTATTTTGTCTGAAAACAAGGTGTTTATGCCGGTGTGTGCCCTTACTGGGTGTGCTGCAATTTTGCTGGGTTGTGGTGCAACCACGGTACATAGCTGTTTTGGATTAGGACAAATGAAAGGAGACCCACAGGAAATTGTAAGAAAGGTGTTACGAAATAAGCGCGTGACCAACAAATTAAAGAAAATCCAGGGGTTCATCATTGATGAAGTAAGTATGATGTCTAAGAAGATGATGGAAGTATTGGAATTAGCCATGCGTAGTATTAAAAAGACGACGACTTTATGGGGAGGTGTTCAGGTAATATTCTTGGGGGATTTTTACCAGTTACCACCAGTAGGGATGACACGTGAAGATAGTGCGTTTTGTTTTGAAAGTGATTTATGGAGACAGACTTTCCCAAGTGAGCAGCATATATTATTTACCACAATGCATCGTCAAAAAGACCCATTGTACCAAAAAATATTACATGAAGTCCGTATTGGCGAATTGTCGGAAGAGTCCATTGATGTGTTACAGAAACGTGTGGGACTACCATTACCAGAGGCTATTTTTACGCGACTGTATCCGAAAAAGTACATTGTAGAAAATACGAATAATGAAATGTATAGAAAATTGGAAACGCGGGAAGAGTGTTTTGAAATGAAAACAATAACCAACCTGACAAGTTACAAAGAAAGTGGGAAATCAATTCCTACGGATGAGTTATTGCGATGTAGCAATATGAGTAAATATGACCGTGAAAATGAAATAAAAAAACTGACACGGGACGGCGCTGGAAATGAAAAGTTATATTTGAAGTTGAATACACCAGTAATGTGTACAATGAACGTTGATTTGGAAAATGGTATTTATAATGGGTCACAAGGAAAGGTTATCGAGTTTCGGG